GGTTGCCGTTGAGCAATTACCTCGGGGTTGACTTGAGCAGTCTGAAATTCACACTCCCAGTCTATGTACAAAGAGCCACAGTCAAGATCTTGGGTTAGTTTGGACCCATTGAAGTCGATTGCGTCAGTGACTTGTACTAGATAGGCAGTGCCTTGATAGTTGAAGCGTTCGTTCTGCTTAACGAGCCCTGTGTAATAGAGCTCTTTGTCGGCGCGCTTGGCCAGATTGATGACCTTGCTCGCGTTGAAATTCCACTGTTGAGACCCAGTTTGTGTGACTCCCTGTCTGATGAGAGCATCAACATCAGGGCTGAGGCTGGGATCATCTAAGGGGTCAGTATCCTGGTACAGTAGGAATTGACATGCCAAAGTGTTTGGCACAGAAGGAACGTATCTTATGGCGAATTTCTTAAAGCGATACCTTTCCCATAACTCAGCAAGCTGAGTAATCCTCGTGCCGGGATAGGCACTAGGTGAAATAGGAAATGTTTTGCGAATCGCTTTAGACACCGTGCTAGGTTCAGCAGTGGCGGACACCCTCCCAAGGAAATCGCTCCCAGTGAGAGTGACAACCTTGTTGTTGATTGGACGATGGTTCGCGTTAGCCTGCATGAGGGATAGCATGGTGGACATTTGGACGACTTTGCCCACGTTAACAGATGCTTTGCTTTTCGGCATATTGTTGCTCTGGTTGTTGTTCTTTTTCTTGTTTTGTCTCTTAGCATGGCCTTTCTGTCCAGCTTGAGTATTACGGTTGTTACCTGTCATTGTTTTCTATTTTAAATCTAGACGATCATGACAGCGGTCTGGCAATACTACCCGGAGACCAAATCGGGATTACGCTTAGTAGAACACAGCTCCTTCGCCATCGACTTGATAATCGTCAACAGCAATGGGGTCTATGTATGTAACACCGTTAGCCCACTGAGAAACTTGGTTCTCAAAAGCGACCTGAAGGCTAGGAGACCATCCAGTTTGTAAACTGACGGCTGCCCGGCAACAAGGGAGAATTGGTAAACTCCTGGTCTTCTTACCTGCGATAATCTTGACGATTTCGTGACGTCGAAACTGTTTATTAACTTTCTTTTGCTTACTAGATGAGAGTAAGGGCTGGAGATGGTTAATAATAGCTTGACACAAAACTGACACCATAGGGGTATGGGGATCGGTTGAGAGGTAAGAATAAGCTTTAGCCAAAGCCAGGCAACGTAAGTCACCCTGTTTGACGGTAATGTGGAACTTTGAAAAAGATCTTGGTAAGTCACAAAACTCTCTGTGACAACCTGAACAAATAGATCTCCCGCAGAAGTTTGCAACTTCTGGGATCGGGGGAACTACGACTTTGAGTTTA